TAACAAACGCAACACTTTAAGCTAAATTAAGTTATTATAGTATGAAGATAATCGAATTAATTATAGACGAATCAGACGAAACAAGCGGAATAGAGGCTATCAGTCTTGTAGAGCAACCAGCGATAGAAAGCAACTTCGTTGCACTAAATAAACACGAACTACAACTTAAAGAGATAGACGCTGAAAAGCGTATTCTTATGGGTGCGGCTTTGATACCAGATAAGTCAATTTATAGACGTAACGAAAAGAACGAAGAGTATTATATTTATTTCTCTAAAGACACGGTTCGTAAAGCAAGTGAATTGTTCTTTAAAAAGTCTAATCACCAAAACGCAACCTTTGAACATAAAGACAAGATTAACGGAGTGACTATTGTGGAAAGTTGGATTGTCGAAAACACGGAAAAAGATAAGACGGCTTTATATGGTATGAATGTTCCTGTAGGTACTTGGATGGTTAGTGCTAAAATTGATGACGAAGAGTTATACGCTCGTGCAAAATCGGGAGAGGTACGTGGGTTCTCCATAGAAGGCTATTTCGCAGACCGATATGAAATGGGAAAACGTAACGATGAGAAAGAAGAAATTATAGAAGCGTTAAAAGACCTTTTAGACATTAAAGCGGAATCTTATGCAGACTATCCACAAGCAGTAAGCAACAACGCTAAACGAGGCATAGAACTAAATAAAAAAGTCAATAACAAATGCTCCACGAGAACAGGGAAAATAAGAGCTCAGCAGTTGGCAAATAAAGAACCCGTTTCAGTAGAAACCATAAAGAGAATGTACTCTTATTTAAGTCGTGCTGAAGTGTATTATGAAAAAGGTGACCAACAAGACTGCGGATATATATCTTATTTGCTTTGGGGTGGTAAAGCTGGTAAGCGTTGGGCAGAATCTAAATTAAAAGAAATTGAAAAAAAGTAGAACAGGAAGATTAGGAGGTAAACGTGCCTGTCTATGTAAAGACGGAACATACTCAAGAAAGTGTTGTGACGGTGGTTTATGGGCGCAAGGAATAGGTAACGTAACAGGCGAACAGGTAGAGGAAGGAGCAAGTAAATACAAAGTGCAGCATTGTAGCAGTTCAGTACAAAGAAACATACATATACACGAAGGGACGTTAAGCATAAGTGGAGTATATTATTTAAGGTTTCACAATTCAAACTATGACGGATGCTACACGGTGTTAAGCACTATTGATAGTAGTGGTTTACACGTCAATTCAGCTACTTTGTACTCTGATTGTGCAGACTGTCAAACACAGAATCCATAGGGTTTTCAAAGCAAAATGGAAACACTTACCTACTTATTTAGTTATTATAGTAGGTAACTAAAAATAAATTAAAATGAACACAAACACAGTTTTGAATAAAGTAAGAGAATTACTTGGTATGCAAATCGAACTGGAGCAACGTAAATTAGATGACGGAGTTACAGTTGTTGAGGCAGATGCTTTTGAAGCGGAAGCAGAGATTTTTATTGTAACAGAAGACGAGCAAAAAATTGCTTTGCCTGTAGGTGAATACAAAATGGAAGACGGAATGATGCTAATTGTACAAGAGGAAGGTATCATTGCAGAGGTTAAAGAAGCTGAAGAGGCAGAAGAGGAGAAAAAAGAGGAAGAGGAAGAAAAAGAAGAGGCTGGATATGAGGAGAAAGAGGAAGAAATGGCAGAGGAGAAAAAGCCTGTTAAAAAGACGGTTGAATCAATCGTTAAAGAAACTTTCTTTACCGAAATCGAAGCTTTGAAAAAAGAGAACGAAGACCTTAAAGCAGAAATCGAATTGTTATCTAAAGACAAAACTGAAGAAACTACTAATGAAGAAGAAAATAAAGAAGCGGTTGTTGAATTATCCGAAGAAAAAACGGAGGAAGTAGAGGCAGCAACTAAACCAATTACACACAATCCAGAAAACGTAGAAGAAAAAGAGGTATTTAAGTTTAGCTCTAAAAGAAGACGTTCTACAATGGATTCAATCTTTGAAAAATTAAATAAATAAAATATACTATTATGGCAACAAGTGGTTCAATCACATCAATTACGACTACCTATGCAGGAGAATTTGCAGGGAAGTACGTGGCTGCGGCTCTTTTGAGCGCACCAACTATTGAAAAAGGTGGAGTAGAGATTCTACCTAACATTAAATTTAAACAAGTAATGCAAAAAATGGCATTAACTGACGTTCTTTCTGACGCATCTTGCGACTTTACAAGAACTGATGATGCTATTACATTGACAGAAAGAGTTTTAGAGGTTAAAGACCTACAAGTAAACCTTGAACTTTGTAAGCTTGACTTCCACAATACGTGGCAAGGAATCGAACAAGGTTACTCATCTTTTGACGTATTACCTAAATCTTTTGAAGATTACTTAATCGGATATGTAGCAGAAAAAGTAGCTGCAAGAAACGAAGTAAACTTTTGGAGAGGAGATGCAGACAACTCTGGAGAGTATGACGGAATCGTTACTCAAGTAGCAGAAGACGCTGGTTTACCAGCAGCACAAGAAATCGCTGGAACAACTGTTACTGCTGCAAATGTTATCGATGAGTTAGGTTCTATAGTAGACGCTATTCCTTCAACTGTTTATGGTCGTGAGGATTTACACATCTACGTTTCACAAAATATCGCTCGTGCTTACGTTCGTGCTTTAGGTGGATTTGGTTCTATCGCTAACAATGCTGGTGCTAATGGTGTTGACAACAAAGGAACACTTTGGTATGGTATGGGACAAGATTTAGCTTTTGACGGAGTTAAATTATTTGTAGCAAATGGTTTGGCTGACAATACTGCTATCGCAGCACAAAAGTCTAACTTGTTCTTTGGATGCTCACTAAATTCAGACCTACAAGAAGTTAAATTGCTGGATATGAGCGATTTAGACGGCTCAAACAATTGCAGAGTAATTATGAGAATGGCTTGTGGAGCGCAGTACGCAATCGTTGACGATATCGTTACTTACGGAATCACAAACTCTGCTAACTAATAGAAGATAAATTAACAGAGCAGTTTTCGGACTGCTCTTATTATAAACATTAAAAACTTTAAAATATGTCTTGCGAAATAAGTCACGGAAGAGTTGAGGAGTGCAAAGATTCGGTAAGCGGATTAAAGGCAATCTACATAATCAACTTCGACGATTTAAACGAAGATTCAGCAGTTTTTGATACTGCAAATGCAGACGAATCTGACGAGTTAGAAAGTTGGATTCCTGTAGATACTGCAACTCCGCTGAATATTTACAAATATGAATTAAAATCTACTGCTAACGCACTAAACACAACTATCAACGCTTCGAGAGATAATGGAACGACATTCTTTACTCAAGAATTAGTAGTTAATTTAAAGCGTCAAGATGTAGTAACCCACAAGCAAGTGAAGCTACTTTCTTATGGAAGACCAAGAATCATTGCCAGAAGTATGACTGACCAATTTTTCTTACTTGGATTTGCTCAAGGATGCGACGTAAGTGCTGGTACTATTGGGACTGGAGCTGCTCTTGGAGACTTCAATGGCTACCAACTTACATTCACCGCTGAAGAGGAGCTACCACCATTGTTTATTGATTGTAACAAAGAAGAAGACCCAACTACAGGTCTTGATGCAGTCTTTAATAATGGAACTGACGATGCTAACATCGTATCATCATAAGATTCTTTCTTATATTCCTTTCATAACAAGAGGCACTTTTCGGAGTGCCTTTTTTATTGCCTTACATTTGAAAAGAGAAACAAAAAAACGCTATTTTAGTTATTATAGTAGAGATGATTATATTACAAGAGATAGCAACAAGTCAGACATTTAGCTTTATACCAAGAAGCCAAACGTATGACGGCTTATTTATTACTGACGACCAAACGAATACAGAGGTTCAAGTAACAATAGACACAAACACGAATGGAGATTACTATGATACAATTAGTGCTATCTTTGATATTAAGCAGAATCACTTCTATGACCTTGTAATAAAAAACGGAACAGATATAGTACACAAGGATAGAATCTTTTGCACTAACCAACCTGTAGCAACTTATTCTGTAAACAACGGAGAGTTCACAAGTAGGGCATCAAACAATGAATATATAATTTATGAGTAAAGACATTCACATATTAGAACTGGCAGCTTATGAGCCACCAGTAATAAAAGAAGCCAAGAGAGAAGATTGGGTTGAATTTGGTTCTTCTAATGACTATTATTCTTTCTTGATAGATTGTTATACTAATAGCACCACAAACAACGCAATTATTAACAACGTAAGCCGTTTAATTTACGGAAAGGGGTTAAGTGCTACCAACGCATCTAAAAAGCCGTCAGAATACGCGCAAATGATGTCTTTGTTTAGTAAGCAATGTGTTAGGCACTTGTGTATGGATTTAAAGATGCTTGGTCAATGCGCTATGCAAGTCATTTACACAAAGGATAGAAAGAAGATTGCAGAGGTGCATCACATACCTGTACAACTTTTAAGAAGCGAGAAATGCAATGAGGAAGGCAAAATCGAAGCTTACTATTATTCAGATGACTGGTCTGATATAAAGAAATATCCACCAAAAAGAATTAGTGCTTTTGGTTGCTCAAATGACGATTTAGAGTTGTATATGATTAAACCTTATTCAGTAGGTTTAAAATACTACGCTTTGCCAGACTATGTAGGTGCTACTCCTTACTGTACACTTGAGGAAAGTATCTCCGAATACCTTATTAATGAGGTCAATAATGGGTTCAGCTCCAGAGCAGTAATCAATTTCAACAATGGTTCACCAAGTGAGGAGCAACAACAACTCATTAAAGCCAAAGTTTTAAATCAACTTACAGGAACGCAAGGCGAGAAGGTCATAATTAGCTTCAATAACAATGCCGAATCCAAGACTACGGTCGACTCAATGCCTGTAAATGACGCTCCAGACCTGTATAATACGCTTACAGAAACTTGTTTAAGAAAGATTATGCTCGGTCATCAAATTACGTCACCTTTATTGTTTGGAATAGCATCTCAAAATGGCTTTTCAAGTAATGCCGATGAGTTAAGAGATAGCTTTGTTTTATTTGAAAATATGGTCATTAAACCATATAGAGAAATGCTTACAGATGCCTTTGACGAAATACTCGCATATAATGAGGTAAGCCTTAACCTTTACTTTAAAACCTTAAAGCCTTTAGAGTTTACTGATTTAGAAGGCGTAGAGGATGAGGAACAAAAGGAAGAGGAAACAGGTTTGGAACTAAAAAAGGATTTTTCTGACGCAGAAGGCAACCACATACTTGACAATCTCGAAGGTGAAGAAATGAGCGATGTTTGGGAGTTAATAGATGAAAGAGAATATGATGACGAAAACACGGATTTAGACGCTTGGATAGAACAAACAGAATCAAAGAATAAAAGCACCTTACAGAAGTTTGCAGATGTCATAAAAAGCTTTCCAAGTCGAAGCAGTTATTTAGATAAATCTATCTACAAGGTACGCTATAGATATGCACAAAAATATAGTTCAAAGAATAGTAGAGATTTTTGTACTAAAATGATGCAAAGAACAAATAGCGGAGTAGTATATAGACTTGAGGACATAGACAAAGCATCAAGGGCTGGAATCAATAGTGAATTTGGACATCAAGGACAAGCTTATGACCTGTTTAAATACAAAGGCGGTGTTTATTGTGGACATTATTGGAGCGAACAATTGTACAGGCTAAAGAAAAAGAAAGACGGAACATATTATGAGGATAAGGCTTTAAGTAGTTCACAAGAAGTGACAAGCATTCCTAAAAGCTACAAACCGACACCAGCAGGAAGAGGCAAGGCAGCAATAGCACCGAGAGATATGGCAGACAATGGACATCACCCAAATTACAAAGGATAAGATATGGCTAAAGCATTATTAATAAGACGAGAGGATTTAGTTCGATTTACATCGGTAAATGGTGGAGTAGATACAGATAAATTTATTCAATATGTTTCTATCGCTCAAGATATTCATATCCAAGCAATGACAGGAACGAGGCTATTAGAGAAGATACAAGCAGACATTGTAGCAGATACATTAGCAGACCCATATTTAACGCTTCTAACCGATTATATTAAGCCCTGTTTAATCCATTTTGCAATGGTCGAATATTATCCTCACGCTGCTTACACAATAGCAAATAAAGGAGTATATAAACACGGAGCAGAGAATAGCGAAACAGTAAGCAAAGAGGAGGTAGATTTTCTAATGGAGAAACAAAGGCAATTAGCAATGAATTACAAGGAGCGATTTGTGGATTATGTAGTTAATAATAGTAATCTCTTTCCAGAGTATTATTCAAATACTGCGCCAGACGTTTACCCAAATCAAGACACAGATGTAACAGGTTGGGTATTATGAAGAAATATAGAGTAAGAGCAGAGAACATAAGAAAGTTAGAGAAGTATATTCAAAAGATAGAAAATGGCAGAGATAAAGATAAGCGACCTAACGGCAAAAGGAGCTAATATAGCAAACACAGATAGGTTTGTTATCGCAGAAAGTGACGGTGCTGGTGGCTTTAATTCAAAGTATATTACAGGTGCAGAAATAACGGCAGTAAGTGCCGAAAGTATTTACTTACAAGACGGCACAATAAGAGGTGACAGAACTTTAGATTTAAGTGGTGCTTTTGTGTTGTTTACTAATGGTGCAAATAACATACTAAAACTAAATCCAAGCACTAACGATATTACGTTTAGTAATGCATACACTTTTCCAACCGCAGACGGTAGTGCAAACACTTTCTTAAAAACTGACGGTAGTGGAAATATTAGTTTTGGCACACCTACAAGTGGTTTATTTGCACAAACGGCAGATAGTGCAATCGTAACAAATACGACAACAGAAACTTCAATAGTAGGTACAGGTGTTGGTAGTTTAACCGTACCAGCTAACACGTTTGCAGTAGGCGATTCATATCATTGTAAAATAGGCGGTGTTTTATCGGCGCAGAATGGTGATGACATTACAATAAATATTAAAGCTGGTAGTACAACTTTAGCAACTACAGGCGCACTTGATTTAGAAGCTACAACTTCTATGGCTTGGGAATGTGAACTA